CAGTTATTGCACCTTCTAATTTGATTGCGTTTGCTTTCAAAATCTCATTATCAGCACGTAACTTCATAACGTAATAGCCACCGCCAGCGAGGGCGGTGACCATTATACCTATTAAGAATAATCTAATTCCTAACATTGTTAGTCCTTTTTCACTACAGCCCAAACGCCGTATGCAATAGCAGCCCAAGCTGCCATCTTAGCGATCGGTGAAGCAAACAATACGATTGCTCCCATGGCTATTAATACACCTCCATGTAGTGAACTCAATTCTTTCAATCTGTCTTTTATGTATTTCATAAGGTTATTTTCTCCTTTTAGGATTACTTTTTATTATATATGTGATATAACACCCAAATTGCTACTAAGCCCAATAAACCTTGAGCAGAGAAACCAGCAATTATTGACTGAACATTTCCTATTACAGAAATATCTGGCCAGAATGGTATACCTTGACCATTAAACAGCACTTCTAACACAATGCCGAGCGCTATTAAACTTACACCGACATCTGCTAATGTAGAAGCCCATGTTTTTATTTTATTAAGTATTTCCATATGTTGAGTTACCTCCTGTTACTTAATTTTAGCGTTAACTTTTCTATGCTTGTTCCACGCCATAAAACCACCTATACGTAATGCATAGTAAGCTAGGTAGTTTAAAAAGAAGAAACCATTTACTTCGATATTAATATCTCTAAAGATTTCGTCTGCTTTCTTTTGAGTTATAACACCCATGGTATCCTTCTTATTCTTCATTAATAAGGTTTCATACTTGTAAGCATAATCGTGTACAAGTCCCCCTATTAATAACACACCTACTGGTGATAAAAATTGTGCAAGGAATTTTGGTACACTTGCACCATCAAATTTAAAACCAGCTGGTATTACGAAGTCTTTATTATTTAGTGAATAATGGAAGTCTTTGGCTATCTCCCAATGTCTAACACCAAATATCCACATGATTATTGCACCAAAAAAACCTTTGCCTTTCGTAGCAATTTTAATAGGTTTCATATGTGGATAATCTGTGTATTTAAAATTAACTCTGTTATCTATTTTTTTATCAAACATGTTAATAATAAAACCAATTATAATTAACGAAATTAAAACTGTCCATTGCCAAAATTTCATTGCTAATGCGATAATAACTTCCATTTAATCCTCTTTCTTCTTGTTAGTGTCTATAAATTTTTGATATACTAAATGAGCAGATCGTAAACGTTTCTTTGTTTCTGGATCTTTAGCTCTTTCACTTGCAACTTTAGCTCTTTGACTCATTGCAATGGCAGCCTGAATTTTATGTGCATGTGATTTACCTGAGTTCTTAATCTTATTTACACTTTTAACTGCCGTTTCTCTATCTACAAAACCTAATCCATGTATTGTGCCTTTAGGATTTTCGTCTGTATATAAATCTGAATGTTTTTTAGAATTTGCCTTTTGACCTGGTTTACGTGCAATTCTAGGATTTTTATTTGCGGCTAATCCTACACCACGACTATCTTTACCACCTTGTCCTTTAGGTGGAGTATCACCTAAACTAGCCATTGGTTGTAGATTATCGTAACTACCTGATCTAAAACCACCAAGGTATTCTTTAAGAGTTTTTAACATACTTATCTTTAAAAGTTTTATAAATTTCTTCTTTTACTTCTACTTTAATTTCTGTTGCACCAAACGTTTTCTCGTCTAGTTTGTTTTCTGCTTTTTCAACTCCGTCTAAAATCTGTTTTAACATAACATTATTGTTATCGTTACTCTCTTTCATTTTCTTTTTGAAATCTACAATAACGTCTGCGTCAGATGAAACATCTTTCTTTTTCTTTTTAGGTCCTGCATTAGGAGCCATATCTACACCACCATGAGCTACTGCATTTGCAGGAGCATCCTCATCCATTTTATTGATTATTTCATCCATCATTTGTTTATAATGTTTTGGCATATTTTTCCTCCGATATTAACTCGCCATTTTGCATATAAAGGTCTACACCAAAACATGTCATTTCTGGTTCGTCAACTCTTTCTTGTACGTACATTTGTTCATTTAACATTTCCTCATACAAGTTATTATCTTTTAAATATTTGATAACTGATCTTTCAATCAATTGTTTGTGAGGCAAATACTCTTTGTTTTCTTTTAGTAAAAGACCTAGAGCAACTGCAAAGGAACCTAACTTGCCACCTAAACCTACTCTCTGTAAGATACGTTTCAAGTTGAATACAAACCTATGGAGAACTGTATAGGCTCTCTTCTCTTCAGGTTTCTGTAAGGTTTTATATTTACGTAATACCTTACCTTTCTCATCAATAATACCAAACTTAAACGCTTCTTGTTTATTGAATGGTGTTACTAATAATTTAATAACTCGGTATGCTATTACTAAATCTACTGCTCTGTTAGCCATTATAGTTCCTTTAACATCTCTTTTACTTCTAGGTCCTCACCAATTTCTTGTAGTTCGTGTGGATAAAGATACTCTAAGTAATTTAATATAGACTTCAATATATTCCAATATCGTCTATCTATCTTATATAATAGTAATGTTACCGCAGCTTCAATGCCAAAAACATTCTGCAATACAATAACATGATTAACTACTAATCGTACCTTTAACTTGCCTGTGATAGCATATTTACGAAAGAGTCTTTTAAGATATTTAAATCTTTTAAGATCATCATAAAACTCCTTCTCTTTTTCTAAAGTAGGATTATCATAGTGGTGTTGTGCAAACAACAACCAATTATCTTTCGTAATCTCTTTGAACATACTCTAAGTTTAAATTAACTTAGCGTAGACCTTAGTAGCACCGTTCTGTAAAGTTTCGTGTTTAAATTCTATTTTTAAACCACCCTCTTTTCTATGAGATATACCATCATCATTTATATCAGAACCATCTGTGTCTTTACCAAATCTACCGCCATGTTGCGTCACCTCAACAGTTGTTGATCCTTTTTCACCTTCCAGGTTTGCGTCAAAAGATAAACCTATTGTCGCTAATTTGTTTTTCAAAGCCTCAACTGCCGCTTGTGGTGCAATATATTCCTGATCTCCTATTGAACCAACAAATGCGTTGACTTTTTGTAAAACTTCTTTTTCGTGGATGTTATGAGCTCCAATGTTGCTGTCCTCTACTGAGTTACCAGTTTCAACACCTACTCCATCAACACCCTCGGTTATGTGTTGTTTAAAAGTTTTCATTCGTTCTCCTCTTGCTTATACTTATCAGACTTCCTTTTTGTACCGTCTGACCTTGGGATTAATCCCTTTGCTTTTAAATGTGCCTTATCAGTAAAACCAGCCTTACCTGCTTTATGTCGCTTCATAGCGTCAGCAGTATTAGGTGCCTTTTCTTTTAACACATCTTCCTCAAATTCTTTGAGGTTTTCTTCTTTAACATAGTTCTTAAATGTTTTCATTTAACTTGTCGCTATATTTAATGCTTCCTGTTTTTCAGGTGGCATTGGTTGTTTCTCTCCACTTTCAAGTTTCATAAGTTTTTGAACTTGTTGTAAAGCACCGTAAACTGCGTTCATATTATTTGTCAATTGTACTTTGCTTTTCTCCAGTTGTTCTAACTTTTGTTTCAATGTTTCGAAATCTTTAGTTAAAGATTCTTCTTCTTGTTTTAATAAATCTAAATTTACCATAATATATCCTTGTTATTAAGCTGTTGTGTATCCGTGACCAGCAATAATGTTCCAGTTTGAGTTCTTAAACATTAATGTAACTGTTTCACCTTCAGCATTAAGAATGACACTTGTATGACCTCTTAAATTTGAGGGTGTAATAGTTTGAGCATTTGTACCTGATGTTGATGTGTTAATAAATGTTTTAACTTGACCATCAGCACCATCAGCTAATGAGATAGTTGAAGTACCTGATGTACCATTAATTTCTGTAATTGCTGTAGTTACATTTGCTGTTAAAGCTCCACCTGCACCTGTTAATGCTTGTGAAGTTTGTTTTAATGCAATCCAACTTGGTATGTTATTAAAAACATCTTCAGCTGAAACTTTTTTATTGATTGGTGTTCCTGACGGATCGTCAACAACATGAAACAAGTCTGCGCTTGCAATTGCGTCACCTAAATCGGTCAACGCTGTGATTTTTTTATCTGCCATTTTTTTCTCCTGTTAACCCCTTATGGGGAATGCTACTGTAGGTAATTGCCTACATCAATTTATTCATATAGTATATAGGCGTCCCTAAGGACGCCCATAATCTCGTTAATTATTAAGCTGCGTTAGTTAATGCAACTAATGTTTCGTAATACACACGACCTGATCTTCCACCAGAACCTGTAAACTTTAGGTTCCAACCTGCGTGACCAGCACCTGCTGGTACTTCGCCGTCTGCATAGTTAAAAAGACCTAATGTGATACCTGTAATAAAGTTATCTGCGTTAGCGTCTTCAAATAAATCAGTTTGATTAGCACTTGATGGTGCTATTTTAGCTGAGGCACACGCCCATAATGGCGAACCTCCAGCTGAGTCTGCTGCTGTCCAACTTGACATATTATTCTCTCCTTTATTTAAAAATTATATAAAGTACTCACTTTTATTAATGTACTTATATTTATAATAGGAGAGTAATTAGAAACCGTGTTTTTTTAACTCGGCAATTGCTTTTGAAGCAGTAGTAAAGTGAATACCTATACCACCTCTAGCGGTAAATTGATCTGTATTTTTCTTATAATCATCTATTAATATGTTTGGTTTACCACCAGACATAGCATAATTTTGTTTAGCTGATCTGATTACTAGATTAATTTTATTTCTTGGAAGACCTAAATTGTTTCTAGCCCAACTTGCTTTTCCTGGTATGCAATTAGGGTCATGTGCATGTTCAACATATGCACTTAGTATATGTGTATTGTATTTTCTAATGTAAGACCAAAGTTTACGACCCTCTGCGAGCCATGGCATTTTAGGCCAAAAGTCTTTATTTGCAATTACAGGATCCCAACGTTTACGTCTATCCAATTTAGCCCATTGTGATATAGGCATTTTAGTTGTCTTTTCTATTTGTTTCTCAAAGTCAACTAGTACGCCGTCCATATCTGAGTATATTATAGTTTTCATAGTGTTTTTTTGTCCTTTATCTCTATACTATACCAGATTTTGAGCTAAAAGTCAAGCGAAAAATGAATTATTTTTCGTAATCTACACTAGGTGTAGTATCTACTGAACTAGGTGTAGTACCTACATCCGTCTTTTTGCCTTTTTCTTCGTCTTTTTTGGTCTTTTCTGTCGCAGCCTCTGTCCAGATGTCATAAATTTTATGATATAAGTTGTGATTCGAAGCAGCTTCCTGTGTCATTTTTGGCATAGGGTCAACTACTTTTTTCTCGCCCTTTTTCTGATCGTCAATCTTCTTATCATTCTTTTCGTCTGTATCTGCTGAAGCGCTTTCTTCCAATTTAATACCAGATTCCACTTTTCTTACATGAAAACTGTCTGGTCTTTTTGGTGATTGGTATGATTCATACTGGTCACCTGTTGATTTTGTTTCTGCCTCTGCTCTAAAGTCTGCTTCTTTTTTAGAATTATAAGTTTCTGGTACTACTTTGTATCCATTGTTTAATACTTGTAATTCTTCTTTGATTTCTTTCTTATCTTCTTTATCTTTGATAGCCTTTTGTAAAGCAGGTGGTAACTTCTTTTGTGCAGCTGTTAACTCATCTACTTTTGCTTCAGATTTAATTGCTTTCTCTAAATCTTTTGCTTGTTGACCATGTGCCTTTACAGCCTTCTTTAATTGATTAGCCACATCTTTTACAGATGGTTCATCTTTTGTATTTAAGTCTTCGTTCTTTGCTGTATATTTACTATCAATCTTATTAAAGAATGCCTTTTTTTCGGCAGGTGTCATAGAACCAATACCTTTACCAGCTTTGTCTAATTCTTTTTTAAACATTTTTTGGTATTCAGAATTGTCCTGAATGTTGTTCATTTTACCAAGTAATTCTTCAATACTACCTGGTTTTGTTTTTAAATATTTTGTCATGTTATTTCCCTCTAACTTGTTTCGCTAAATCTTTGTCAGCGCCACCCCATGTTCCAGAGGATTTTGTTACAAATGAATTTACTCTAGCAAGTGCCCATTGGACCTGTGTTGCACCTGGTCGGTGTCCACCTCTCCATGCAGCCATGCCTCTATCATATACTTTTTTTAAAATGCTATATGGCATTCCTGTTTTCTTTGCCTTGTTCTTAACGGCTTCAATACTTTCATATATTTCCTTAGCAGGATGTTCAGAATTTTCTTTAATGCCTAATGCTTTTAATCTTTTCTTAACCATTGGTCTCACATCTGACATTTTTTTCTGACTAGCAACATATAAATTATCTAGTAATTCGTCATCAAACATAAATGACATAACTTTATCATCTGCACCCTTAGCTGGTTGTGGTTTTGACATAAAATCTTTTAATGCTTTCTTTGCTTTCATATATTCACCAGAAGATTGACCTGAGTAATTTACTATACCACCTTTCATTGTACCTTCAACTATTGCACTTTCGGCCTTGATTGTTGCACCATAAAAGTTTTTAAGGTCTGTTGCAAATTTATTAAGGTCTGCACCTTTACCATCTACTTTCATAACCATACCTTTTGCGTCAATGGTAAAACCATGTTTCGCTAAATCTGTAGAAGCTTTTGCCATATCAGCCATAGATTTAAAAGTAACTACCATCTTTTTAAATTCTGTGATTGTTTCTTTTTGTTCATCAACTAACTTTGATAATACATTTATGTTCTTTGCTCTGATTGCAGCTTTAGAACCAGGATCCATGTCTTTCATCATATCTCGTAACCCTTTAGTTACATCTTTATATGATTTTTTTGCCCATGTTTTTTTGATGTTATCTAGTTGTGTGTTTGATAATCTACCTCTGATATCAACGTATCCCGTAAACTCACCTAAAATTTGTTTTATTGTTTTTACAGGTAACTTCATTAATTTTGCAATCTCTTCAGCACCTTTACCTTGTTTTTGTAGGGCGTCTATGTCTGACATTTTACCCTCAGCTCTTAATGTTTTAAATTCTTTTTTCATTATTTTGTCAGCAATTTCGTGCCCCTTCTTAATTGTTTTTTTATCTAAAGGCGGTTCATCATTATATTTTTTCTTAGCAGCTGCCATACCAATCGCATAAGCGTCATCTTTGGCCATTTCAGATAGTTCTTCATTAACTTTTTTTAATACTTTCATAACATCTGGATGTTTAGATAAACCTTTTGCAATCTTTTCGATAGCTGCAACAGCACCTGAATAGTTTCCTGCTTTATATCTTGGATCATTTGCAACACCATAAGCCATTTTAATTTGTTGTGAAGTAAACTCTACAATAGTTTCTTCTTTAACATCTTTTTCTTTTTCTTTTTCTTTTGCCATTTTATCTTTTAGATGTTTGTATGCAATACCAACTTGAAGTAATGGTTCACCTGTTTCAGGATTAACCATCTTTTGTGTCGCAGCCTGAGTAGCTTTTGCTTTATCTTTTTCTGCCTTTTGTTTTAACAAACTGATTTGATCGTCTTTCTTTTCAAGTTCTTGTTTTAATCTTTCAGTTTCGTTATCTTCTTCTTTTAAATTTCTTAATTGATCTGCTCTGTATTTGTGTTTAGAAATTAATCTACTTACTGCTAAATCAGATACAAAAGGTATACCTGCTTTTGCTAATTTTTCTAATTCATTTTTATTACTATAAAATTTATCTAAAATACCCATAAGTTTATGAGCTTGATCTGTAGATATTCTTCTACCTTTTAAAGGCATGTATGCTTTCTTTAACATACCAAGTTGTGCGTCTGAAAAGTTTTCAGGTAACATATCAACTTCTTCTTTTAGTTTACTGATATATCTGTTATGAATTTGATTTCTTTTAGCGTAATCTTGTTGTGAGATATGACCTCTTTTCATATGTCTATCATAGATACCTTGCATTTCTTTTTTATCTGCTGGTGTACCAAATGCTTTTACAAGTTCTAAGGCATTTAAAGAATGTTCGTTATCGTTTTCATTCTTTTTATATTGTTTCATTGTAAACTTTTCGTTCATATCTGGATTGTATTCTAAGTAATCGGCAACTGAATTTACATAATCTTTTGCCTTTGTAATTTTAGATTGCACCCATGCTTCTAAATTATCTGAATCTGTTTTACCTTTTAACATAGAGGAAAGTTTAAGAGCTTTATCTGCAATAGCTTCTAGCTCACCTCTCGCCATTGAAATTTCGTGGTCATCTTCTTCTCTAACCTTTTTGAGCAATTCGCTCATTGTTTGTCTGTATCTACTCATAGTTCCTCTATTTCTAATCTTAATAAGTTTTTACCTTTCATTATCCTGTGGTAAACTTCTTTTTTAATATTATAAGTTTGACCCATTAACAAAGGGATAGGAAGTTCATTGTCAATTTGAATCAACCATCCGTCTCCACTTATAACTCTAACTTTTCGATCTCGTTTATCTCTATGCCAAACAAGTTCGTCATCATTAACATTATTATCAAAAGTACGGATGAATTTTCCATTTATTTGAAAATCATCTAAGTACGGCATTACCAATAAAAGTTTCCACCCCCACTCATACCTAAACTTTTTGCATATCGTGGTAAATTACATGCCCAATATGCAGCTTTCGTTCTATCTTTTTGCTGGTCACATTTGTGCCTAGCTGCGAAAGATTTTCTTGCTTCTGGATTTTTTAACTTAACACTTAATCCAGTTGTGTCGCCCCAAGTAACTTTCTTTATCTTGTCACCGTCTTTGACGAACACATAAAACTTTTTAGGTCCACCTCTTTTTGGTTTGTTTAGTGGTGGGTTCTTTTCTTCTTCTTCAATCGGTATATCTAAAGGTACTTTTTCTTCGTTATATGTACCAAACTCACCAATATCAGTATTCAATAATTCTTTATCCCAACTATCTAAACCCTCTAATAAACCCTCATTATATAATTCTCTTGCCTCTCTAAACAAATTATAAAACTCTTCACTATGAAGTCTATAGATGTTTTCTGCAAAAGGTATATTGTTCTCTACATGATAGTGAACAGATTTACTTATTTTGTCTTTATAATCTCTAAAACTTAACATTATATTTTACTCAACATCTTAGATACAACATCATCCAACTTCATTTTCCATTCTTCTTTGTATCTTTCTTTATATTTATATATTGTGGACTCTTGGTTTGCCCATTCTTTTATATCATTTTCAGTAGGTTGATCTTCTCTTTCACGTTCTAAAAACCCTTTAATTTTCTTCTTAACCACCTTTTCGCCACTACCTGAGGCAGATGGTTTATAACTACCATTCTCATAACCAGGAAAGTTTTGTTCTCCTGGTGTTATTGTTGAGGCATGTTTAGCATAATCTTGTCCTATATCGTATGCTTCTGGCACACAATTAGGAACTTGTTTATTTCCTTTTTTCTTCATTCCCACTTGCTTATAACCTTTCCAACAAGCGTCAACTAAATCTTGTTTTAACTCACCAAACATCTTCTTATATTTGCTAGTGTGTTTACTTGGTTTAGTCTTAGCTGTCTTATCTCCTGGAGCAGGATCATTGTCATTCTTTGTAGTATCAGTATTTCTAAAGTGAGCAGCTCTTTTATCTTTTACATCTTTTTTTAAATCTCTGTAATATTTTTTAGGTTGTGTACCTTTTTGTTTCTTAACATCTTTATCCTGAGGTAAACTATCTGTATGTCCATATTCTGATTTCTTTTCACTTACTGCTTTGAAACCATAATCTATGTCCAAATTAAATTCTCTCATTGCTACTTCCTTATTTGCTGATACAGGAATACAATCCCAAATCCAGCATTTGTGTAAATTATTTTCTGTATCTTCTAACACAACATAATTAGTGCCTCTTCTTTTTACAATTCCTTTAAAGTCTTCTTTGACATTATTAACTTTATCTCCGATATTAAAAATCATTTCTCTAATGTAGAGGTCTCTAATTTGTTGTTGTTCAAATTCTTCTAAACTTGCAACAGGTTTATATGTTCCTAAACCAGCATGTGCCATACCGCCGTATGAAGCTGCAAGTTTCATTCCTTTTCTTACGTCTTTCATTAATCTATCTGCGTCAACACCTCTAGGTAATCCTTTTTTAAAATTATTTAAATCACCTTTGGCAGCCGCAGCTCTCATTTTGCTAGCACTCATACCAGTTGCGCCTTCGGCATCCGGATCTCTTTCACCTGCACTAACAACTTTTATACTATCAAAGTCATATAAACCATGTCTGCTTGAAACACCATTATATTTTTTTAAAATAGTATCAAATTCTCTTACTCTATCACTACCCACAACCATAGTAACATCTGTATAACCTTGTTTATGTAATTTAGTAGCAATATCTAATACCATATTTGTAGTATTAACTTCTATGTTTCTTGCATATTGAGGAAACATCTTTTTCATATATGCTAGTTTTTGTTGTGGTGATAATGGATTCTTTTTAGGGTCTTCACTTCTACTTAAAAAGATTTTAAAATCTTTCGTAGGTATAGACTGTACTTTCTTAATAAGTTTTTCATGCCCAATTGTAGGTGGGTTAAATCGACCAAATGTAAATGCAATAGATTTACCTTTTGCTTCATGCATTTCTAAATCATCTATTTCATCTGGTGTTACTTTACCATCATCTAAAATCTTTTGACATTTTTTGTAGAATTTTAAATAGTGATATTTTTCTAACATCTTATAAACTACATTTTTAGGTAATCTATTTTTTACACCAAACTTTCTGATTTCATCTGGTGACATATCTTTATCAAATGCAGCTCTTCTATCTGCATCCACACCATCACCTATTTTGATGATCTGTTCTATATCATCTTCAATTTCATTTAACTTATCATTTAGTTTATCTTGTAAATTTAAAACATCATCTGGTTTCAAATCTTCTAATTCTCTGTAATCTATAATATCTCTTTTTAATTCTCCTTTAACAATATCTAACTCTTGTACTTTTTTGTTAAAGTCTTTGATATACATGTCTATATCAAATGTAAAATCTTCTGGTCTTTTTATAAACTTATTTGACTCAATATCAAACACAGCGTCTGCCTTTTTGTTTTGGTCATCATAAGTTTTTTTATCTGTAATAAAATAATAGTTAATAGGGTGTTCAGAACCAGGTATTAATTTACCTTGTATGTTATCTGGATTTTTAGATGATAGATACTTCTTAGATAGTCTTTCTCTTTCACTATCTTGTTTATCAGCTGGCACATCAAACAATACATTGATGTCTAAGTCTGCGTCATTTCTATATCTTTTTGTAAGAATAGAACCTATTAATGATGTTTTTAAAATAGGATATTCTGATTCAAATTCTTTTAATTGATCTTCTATTTGTTTTTTAACACTATCTTTTATTTTAGGATTAGATGTATTAGCGTCATCAAATACCTTAGGTGCATACGTCTTACGTGGTATGTCTATGATACTTTCTAATATTTTATTTTTAAATGACATTACGTTCTCTTCCTTGCTTGTAATTCTTTTTGCACCCATTGTTTACCCATATAATTATTTATTGGTGCTCTTAGTAAACTTGCTACTGTTCTATTACATTTATTTAATGTTTGTGTAATTAATTCTTTTTCACTTGCGCTATTATCAATGACTATAAATTGTCTATTACCAAATAATCTCTGTAATCTGCCAATATTACTTTGTACTGTTTCGTGTGATTTTCTTGTAATATATTCTGGTACACTTCTCTCTCTTTTAGCATTTCTTTGTAATGCAACTTCTAAACTTGTATTTACAAATATCATATAACAATCATAACCCATATTGTTTAACATTGAATGTTGTCTTGCAATAGCGTCATAATCTCTAGCAGTACCGTCAATTACCAAACCTAAACGACCCATAACATATTGATCTAATGCTGTGGCAGCTGTTTGTTTTGCTCTTTTTCTAATAATATCTCTAAAATATCCTTCTTCATCTGGCATATTTAAAGACAAACTTGCCTTTTTTAAACCTCTTTCAAAAAAAGTATCTGAGTTTACAACTTTTAAACCTGAACCAGCAAATGCATTTCTTGTTACAAACGATTTACCAGAACCTGGACCACCTGCTAAAAAGAATGCTTTTAAAATACCAGGATCGTAAACGCCTTCTTTTATAAACTCTCTTATCTCTTTTAAATTTTTCATTTAACTTCTCTTATGATTGTTTTAGCAATCTCTTCTGGTGTATGACCCTCTGCTTTAATATTGATTATTTCATCTTTAAAATAATCTAATAGAGGTGCTGTTTCTCTGTGATAAACTTTTAATCTATTCTTTATAATTTCTGGTTTATCATCTGCACGACCTCTTGCTGTTAATCTTCTTACCACTTCTTCCTCTGATACTTCTAAATTAACAACATAATCATAACCTATATTCTCTTCTTTCATTGCGTCAGCTTGTTTTACATTTCTAGGAAAACCATCAAACACATATCCTTTTTGAGCGTCTGGTTGATTTACTCTATCTTTAACTGCCTTAATAACAATGTTCAAAGGTGCAAATTCTCCTTTGTCTAATAATTCTTTTACTTTCTTTCCGTCTGGTGTATCTGTTTGTGCTAACTTTCTCATCATATCACCAGTATAGATATGTGGTATGCCTAGTTTCTTTGTTATGATTTCTGAGTAAGTTGATTTACCAGAACCAGGTCCACCTATCATTATAATTCTTTTTTGTTCAGCTTCAGTTATAAAATTTTTAAAACTTTTCATTACCCCTTTACCCAATCTTTTTCTATTGTAAAGTTTGCTCTACTAAATTCTAATCTATCTACAAACTTAACTGCACCTGCAACTCTATCAACTGCAACATAACCCTCTGGCGCCGTTACTTTATAACCATTAGGTGTTCTTAAAAAATGTCCAATTGATTGTATCTCTGCTAGTTTATTAATTAAAACGTTCTTTGCATTTTGTAAAGTAACATGAGAAGCAATAGCAAAGTAAATGGCATTTCGGTTTCTATTTACAAATCGTGTTCCTTCTTCTTTAGCTTTGATGTATCTTTCTTTACCACGATCTGTTTTCTTTGCGTCTATTTCTTGTTGTAAAATGTTTATATAATATTCTTCAAACATATCAACAAGAGTTTTAACTTTTGCCATACTACCTTTGGTGTTTCTTATATAATGATTAAAAAATGTTTTTAATCTAAAACCAACTGTTAAACTATCGTTAGATGTTTTTGACATTTCATCTAAAACAGCAGAAGCCTTTTGTAAACTTCCCTCTGCCATTCTAATACTTGCGTCAAATCTACTTAACTCTGATTTAGTCATCTTACTAGAACCAGTTGTATCTCTATAAGCTGCGTCTGCTAAAAATACTGATTGTACATTTGACTTACCAGAAACAGTACCAAAACCGGCACGTAAACTTGCCATTGTTTTACCTGAGTATGATGTATGAAACACGATACCCATTCTTGCTCTTCGTATTCTTCTTCCGATATCTGAGTTTACAGGTACAGCATATGTTATAGTATTGGGAGTAAAAGTTATCATAGATTCACCATCTATGTTATCTGTCTTTAAATCACCTTTTGTAAATAACAAATCGCCTTGTAATATACCTGTTATGTTTAATCTTTTCAATTCTCTCAAACATATGTTTAACTTCTCGGCCACAGGACCAGAATGATTTTTGGATATGTCTGATGAAGTATAATTTATTTTTGGAGTAACGTTGAATACAGATTTAGTACCAACAAAGAATTTGCCATTTTCTGGATTAATACCACAGATTATAGCTGGTGCGCCGTCCCATTTGACGGACATATTAACTTTTTTACCTGAGTTACCTGCCAGCATATTTCTTACTGACTTTAAGAAGTTAATGGCATTTCTACCACCATTAGAACCACGATTAATTATATCATCTTCTAAATGCTCTAAATGAGTATTCTTCTCCTTAGTAACAAAACCTTTAAAACTAAACATTTATTCTCCAATTTATCCATTACTATAATATCAAAACCCCATTAACAAATCAATAATACTATTTATAAGATTTAAACACGTAATCGCACATAATATGGGTAGGATATATGCCACCTTGTTTATTACGTATGTTAATCTTTAGGGCGATCATTGGTGTTTCGATTTCAATGTCCACTCGTTTACCTGGACCTGTCTTACCACCATAGAAAATACTAGCTCTTTTAGGGTCTGCTAGCTTTTTCATAAACTGTCTTGTCATTTTTAGATGATGTATTTCGCTAGGTCTTTTTGCATGTATATAATGATAACCATAACCTATACCACTCTCTAAAAACTTTTTAAATCTTGGAATGTCCATCTTTTTAATATGTGAAAATAATTCTTTATGTTGAAATA